GGGCGGCACCACGCATGGCAGGACTACTCAAGACACTGGAACGAGCTTGTCGAGGCTTCTAAGGGCTGCTTAGAGGAATCGCTACATAACCTAAATGGCATTCGGTCACTTGAGGAATTTGGCGACTTTGCGGGGATAGACTTTGCAACTCGACAGCTCAAAGGTCATCAGCTGACACATGGCATAGAATAGTAGCAACCTACATTTCTGAGTATTGGAGAAGTGTATGGACGAGCAGATTCCAACGTGGGCGATTGAACTAATCAAACAGGTTGAGCGGCTAAACGAAAAGCTGCCAACTCACGTTGAATGGGTAGAGCGCAACATCCTCGATCACGAAAAGCGTATCCGAGAGATCGAACGCCGCATTTGGGTCGCTGCCGGTGCATCAGGTGTATTCGGTGCGGCCATCACCTTCTTCGTTCAAAGCTTGTAATGAGCAGACTCAGAAATTCGGTATTGGCCCTTGGCCTTGCCTTTGCTCCGTTATTTCTATCTACCCCAGCACACGCTGAAACATTCCAGTTCACCTATTACTGGACTGCCCGGGAGTTCACCTTTACAGATCAGACCGTGAACGTCATCGTTATCAACGACATCACTAACAAGATCGGTGGCAATGGCGAGGTTATAGACACATACCGCATCACACTCGGTCAGCAGGTTATAGAAAAGACCGAAAAGCATGGGCCGGTTACTTACAGCTTTGACATCGTAGGCACTCAGACGCTCAAGCTAGAGGGTATTGACAGAGGCTTCTGGGCTGGCTTTTACGGGCCTATTATGCAGGTAGAGGTAGTTACACTTGCTCCGGTTGTCACAGAGCCTTCTACGGCCTCTCCAAGCGTGTCTGACACCATAAGCGAGTCGGTTACAGTAGCGCCAGAGATAACACAATCGGCAGACCTATCGCAAAGCCCAGTAGTAGAAGCCACTCAATCACCAACCCCAGAACCGTCACCAGAGCCCTCACCCGCTCCACAGCCTAGTCCCGAACCCGTCCAGCCAGAACCGACCCCAGAGCCAACACCATTAGAAACGCCAACGGTAAGTTCCCCGACGCAATCGCCAGAGCCAACAGCATCACCAGAGCCAACGGCAAGCGATCCGGTCGAAACGCTAACGCAATCACCGCAGCCAGTAGAACCACTACCGCTGCCGACATCTTCACCAATGCCATCCCTATTGCCGACCATTGAACCATCACCGGTTCAGTCTAGTGAGGAGTCAAGTGAAACACCATCTATCACAGCCACGGAAGCTCCTGAAGTCACAGAAGAAACTCAGTCAGACTCGGTATCAGGCACAATCCAAACAGCCGTCACCCAAGCCCTCGGAGCAGCAGTCGAAGCCGTGGGAGAATTAGTACAGGCTTTTCAGTCGGCAGGTCTTGATATGACTCCCGAGCAGCGTGAAGAGGCTCAGGACGTTGTTGTTTCGACCATCATTGTTTCGCAAGTAGCATCGGCAGCATCAGCAGCAGCAGTATCGGCAAGGAAAATAAAGTGAAATTCATCAAAGCATTACTAAAGGACCTATTAGACCAAGCTTGGACGCTAGTAGCCTTGGTTATCGGTTACATCGTCCTCGAGGGCTCTGCTCGCACTCTGACGGGTTGGCTGATCCTTGGCACCCTTCTGGTGTGGGTTATGACCTTCCCGCTTAGGTATGAGCCAGAAGTAGAATAGAGTCATGCGCTTTCCATTTGAACCTAAATTTATCACCGGTCGGTTCGGTACTCTAAGCGAGTTCCGCAAGAAGAACGGCATGCAGCCGCACTCCGGCGTGGATTGGGCGCGTCCAGAGGGAACTCCGATTCCATCTATCTCCAACGGCACGGTAGTTCTTCAGCAGTGGTCCGATGTGCTTGGCAATGTTTCGGTCATTCGCACCATGGGCAAGGACAAGGCGCTTTACTACATTGGTTACTGCCACCTAAAGGCTGAGGGCCTAAAGGTCGGTACCAAGGTCAAAGAGGGCGAGACTGTAGGACTGGTCGGCAACACCGGGTCTGCCTCATCGGGTCCGCATCTTCATATGACCGTCTCGACAGAGCTAAAGGGCGTATTCGGTCCAACCTCCGTCAAGCAAGACGCTATTCAATTCATCAAGGACAACAAGTGATCAAAGACATTATCTTCAGGGCTGTCGGTCTATTCCTCGCAACCTTTTTCGCCGGTACCGGTGTCGGTTCTATCGCCACTAACGGCGACTGGATGCTCGGTTCTATCATCGGTGTCGGTACTGCCTTTGCCGCAGTCCTGACCATGCTTGGCGTATCGCTTACTTGGCAGGGAACCCTAAACGCTGACGATGTGGCAAATGCCTTTCGCGCGGCGGTAGCAAAAGCCGCCGAGGGTAATGAAAATCTTCAGAAGGCACTAGAAGTTGAAAAAGATGGCAACTTCGATTTCGACGACGTAGATTTCGATGGCGACGACGACCTATACGACCCTAACGCCAAAGACAACATCAAATAAAACTTATCTCGTCCAGTGGTATCTTCGGGTAGTCCGGTCACGGGCTGCTCGCATCTGCTGACGCTGCTTCGGCGTTAGACCTCCCCAAATGCCGTCCATTTCGTTAGCCTCAAGTGCGTACTTGCCGCATTCATTTACGACAGGACATTGGCCGCAGAACTCTTTGGCCACGCGATAGTTGAATCCAACATCGCCCTTCTCGCTGTACCAAATCTCGGGATCGGTGGTCTGGCATGGTGGGATGCTAGGCGCTTCGTCAATAGCCTTGAGAAGCTTCATGTACAAGTGTTCGTTCGGTATGCGTATCTTCATGTCGAAGAACATACACAGGGCTGATTCAAAATGTCAAATCAGCGTTCGTTCGGTGACGTGCCTCCCCAGATACCGTGGGTCTGGTTGGTTTCTAGCGCATACTCAAAGCACTTGTCGATAATCGGGCAAGTGTGGCAGATAGCCTTTGCCGTGCGCGTCGCTAATTGTCGGTCCTCTGGATTAGGGTAGTCCTCTGGAAAAAACAGGTGAGGGTATGTCTCACAGGGAACACCACCGGCCACGTGTATCTCAGATAACAATTTGATAAACGCGCTAGATAAAAGTCCTTGTGACCGCATACACTGAGCCTACTAACGAAAGGAAGAAAATGGACATTTACGCACCGGCGGTTTTCAACGGCGCAAAGCTACTTGGAAACTTCACTGCAGGAAGCCCTGAGTGGCATTCTGAGCGGTCTAACGGCATCGGAGGTAGTGAAGTAGGCACAATCCTTGGATTGAACCCCTACGAGTCAGCCTACGCTCTATGGGCCAAGAAGCTTGGAAAGATTCCATCCGAGATAAAAGAGAACTGGGCCATCCGGTTCGGTAAGGCTTTCGAGGATCCGATTCTGCAGCTTTGGCAAGAAGAGCATCCTGAATGGAAGGTTTACACCACAGGTACCTATCAGGACCAATACTGCGATTATCGTCACGCTAATCCAGATGCGTTGGCTCACAATGAGGCCACGGACGAATGGATGATTATTGAGGTCAAGACTTCACGCAACACTTGGGACGAAGTGCCACCGGCTTACATCGCTCAGGTACTTCATTACATGGGCGTTATGAAAGTGACCCGGGGTGTCATTGTGGCAGTGGCCGGAATGACTTGGAATGAATACGAAGTGCCGTTCAATCAGGTGATGATTGACCACCAAAACCGTGCCATTGAGCAGTTCTGGAATGCGGTGCAGTCTGATACCAAACCGGCTTGGGACGGCTCGGAGTCTACCTACAACGCCGTTCGTCGCCAGTATGAGGACATCGACGGCACTGAGGTAGAACTTGGACAGCTCGGGTTTGAGCTAGTCATGCTGCAAACCGAATCCGATCAAGCGTACTTCCGTCTTACACAAAAAAAGTCAGAGGTGCTGGATAAGATGGGCAGCGCTAAGTGGGGCGTTTTGACAGACGATAAATCAACCAGAAGAATTGCCTCACGGCAACTAAGGGCCGGAGTCCCGAGCCTAATCGTAAACAAGAAGGGAATGTAATGGAACTAACACTTGGCGACTACGCCATGATTAGCAAGGATGACAGCGTGATTGTCGCTGGCACCATCAACGGTTTGAAGGTAAACCGACACGGTATTGAGAGAGTTAGCTTTGATGGAATCGACCACTGGTTCTGGATTTCCGATGGCTTTCAGTTCGTAGAAACTAACGAAGAAGGAGAGCAAGATGGCTCGGTTCAACCTGAATGATTATGAAACAGTTGAGGAAAGGATAAAAAGATTTTATGACACGGAACCAGATGGCCGTATTATTACGGAAAACCTTACAACTACCAGTGACCGCATGGTATCAACTTGGGTGGTCAAAGCCAGTATTTACCTTTCGGCAGGCGATCAGGCGCTTGCTCTCCCCAAGGCTACTGGTCTGGCGTTTGAAGTTGATGGTGGGCAGGGTGCTAATCAAACTGCTGCCCTCGAGAATGCAGAGACTTCAGCAATCGGTCGTGCGTTGGCAAATGCAGGCTACTCAGGAAATCGTCGAACATCTCGCGAGGAGATGGCAAAAGCTGAGCGCGGAGTTACTCCGGCCGCAGGAAAAGATTGGCTAAAAGAGGCTGATAAGGTTATGAATATAGACGCTATGAGATGGCTCTATGCTCAGGCTAAGGATGCCGGAGCTTCGACCGACGTGCTGGAAGGACTAGCGGATCGTGCAAGACTACTCAGTCCAGAAAGCCAAGATTCGGGAGCTGGAAGAAGCGTACCGAGCAGCACTGCAACAAGGTCAAAGCAATGAGGCCGGGTTCTGGAATGCACAAGTTCTACATCATTTGTTGGTGCTAAGTGCATCCATTAGAGATAGCAAAACAGATATCCGACCTGACAGCGGAGAACAATAGAGGCGCTGATGCGCTCTACGAAGCTGAGGTCCGTCTGGCTCATGCCGAGAACGAATTAGACCTTGTTGAACAGCGAGCTTTTATCAAGGCTGAGGGAACTGTCGCTGACAGGACCGCTCTAGCACGTCTAGAAGCCGCTGAGAGCCGTTTACAGAGGGATTTACGCAAGGCTGAAGCAAATCGTATCAGGGTGAAGATAAAAGCCCTAGAATCGGCTCTGATGGCTGCGGCGACCCAAGCCAAGTTGATAGCCTCGGAAATGAAGTTGTAATGGCAATTAGTAAACCGGTCAGAGATCGAATCATCAAGCGCGACAATCACCAGTGCTGGCATTGCCCGGAGGTTGAGGCCATAAGCCTTCAGCACCGGCGCAACCGCCAGATGGGAGGGTCAAAACTGCTTGATAGAACAGATAATCTAATCGTTCTCTGTAGTTCGATGAATGCACTTATCGAGTCAGATGCTAGGGCTGCGGCCGAGGCACGGGATTTCGGTTGGAAGCTGGCATCATGGGATAGCTTCTCCATGCCAGTATTCAATCGCAACGAGTTGAAGTGGTATGTGCTTGACGGAACAGGCAACAAAACAGAGGTAGACCCACCGGGCTACTTGATTTAGAGAGGGAACAACCTATGCCTCTAGTAAGAGGATTCCATTCATTTGATGACCATTTCACCCAGATACCGAACGAATGGTTACGCGATAGCCGCCTGACGTTCAAAGCAAGAGGACTTTTAGCGATGCTGCTGAGTCATTCTGAGGGTTGGTCACTGTCTACGTCTGCGATAGCAGAACAGAACCAAGAAGGCAAAGATGCGATTCGATCTGCGATAGCTGAATTGCAGGAATTTGGCTACCTAAGTCGCTCACAGGTCAATGATAACGGGCGTTTTGGGGAAGCTGTATGGGTTACTCAGGACCCAACTGCGACACCGTTGGCGGGTTTTCCGTCGTCGGGTTTTCCGTCGTCGGGAAATCCGACCCCTAAGAATAACAATCTTAAAGAAGAACAATTAACTAATAAAACTAAGAATATATATCCGCATTTATTCATCGAGTTTTGGAATGAATATCCTCGAAAGCTAGACAAGGGCAAAGCGAAGCGAGCCTTTGCCTCAGCACTCACCCGAGCAACCTTTGAGGACATCATGGCCGGAGCTATCCGTTACAAGAATGATCCAAACCGACTTGACGAATACACGAAGTATCCGGCATCATGGTTGAACGCTGACTCATGGGAGAACGGTCCACTGCCAGACGACCCACGGGCAGCCAAGCAAAGAGAAGCAAAAGAACAAGCAAGACTAATGAAAGAATGGGGAAACCTTGAATCTGAATGAAACTAAAGCGATTCTCAAAGACATCGCGCTACTGGACAACCGCAAGCTAGACGAGGCCGTAGCAATGGCTTGGCATGCTGTAATCGGTCACATGAACTTCGACGTGGCTAAGCAGGCGCTAATCCTCGCTAGGCAGGATGCGAGCATCGGTTACCTAGAGCCAAAGCACATCGTCTCATGGGGCAAAGAGGCATCGCACCGACTACACCGCGACCAACCCGCAGAAGAGCCGACTGTCGGCACACCAGAGCCAATCTGCCGTGCGCACAAGCTAGGTATCAACCAATGTAAGGCTTGCACCCGAGCCATCACCGCTAAGGCTAGTGAGTGGAACATGTTTCAAACACCATCAAAAGCAAACAATTACGAAGATCGTATGTGGGCTTACTCGAAGCGTCTACACGCATGGGCCATCGAAAACATCTATGCTTAGTGCGTGGATGAATTTGTAACCTGCGCTCGATGCGGTCAAACCTTTGAGGTGAACCGTAAGCGACGGAAGTTGCGAATGCTTTGCGAAAGCTGTAGAGTCACAAAAGCAACAACAATTCAACAAGGCGAACTCAAGTGTCTACCGTGGCATGGCAATTATGACTATGACATGGTGACACCGGTGGACGAAGAAGGTTATGCGGTTTTACCCGGAACTAGAGTTTGCGGCAACATAGATTGTGTCCAACCCGGACACGTGAAAGGAAAAGAAAATGGCAATAGTCAAGATTGAGGGCGCAGAAGTCGCTCGCTTGATTGCAGGATATGGATTCAAGGCTAAGGCTGAGGTTCCAATGCGTAACGGCGAGAAGCGCACCGAGTGGTACACCGTTTGGAGCGATGCAAACGTAACTGAAGGCGCTCTCGTAGACATCGTAGGTAGCCTCGGTGTAAAGATCGAAGAGTTTACTGGTCGCGACAATGTTCCAAAGACTATCGCGGCTATCCACGTGAACGATGCAAAGGTTACCACCTCACTGAGCGCTCCGTTCTAATGGCTAAGTTTGTAGGGCTGTTCACTGCTGTAATTGTGGGGCTGTTGGCTGCACAAGCCGAACCTATAACAGCTACCATCGGTTACGTGTGGGCAGCCCTACATCTCATCGCTATTGCAAAGTATTGGTATGAAAATAGAGATTGAGGTCCTTGGTGACCCGGCACCTCAAGGCTCTAAAAGAGTTTTCAACGGCCGAGTAGTAGAGGCCGCAGGCGAGAAGCTAAAGCGCTGGCGTAAAGCTATCGCCGCCGCATGCGTGGCCGCTAGAGAGAACAACGACGTTTTCTTTACTGGCCCGGTAGAAGTCCGAGTCACGTTTTACATGCCACGTCCCAAGACAATCAGCATCGAGAAGCGACTGCTCCCGATTGTGCCACCAGACCTAGACAAGCTGGCTCGAGGATTACTCGATGGCATCGGTCAGTCAGAGATGATCTGGGGCGATGACTCACAGGTGATTCACCTAGACGCTAAGAAGTTTTATGCCGATGGTCGCGAACCCGGCGCAAAAATCGAAATATTCGGTTTGTAACAAAATCATAACGACTCAAAAAATGAGTTGCTAAATGTCTTTCAGTTCGGTTAGTCTGGCTACAGCTCGAACGAAAGGACAAAATGAATATCAGTGAGCTAAAGTCCAAACTGGACTTTTATGTAGACGCTATTTACCAAAAGGGATTTGATTACGGATTTGAAACTGTAATTGAAGAGCTAGATTCCATCTCAGATCGTCTCTGGAACGATGGACACAAGGACGCTGCGGAAATCATCCGTGGCGTAGTAAAGCTAGTAAAGGGAGGCTTCGATGAAGAAAATCTATAACTGGGTCCAGCGCGGCATTGCCGAGTTGCTATTTGCAAACATCCTTGATGAAGATTACTGGATGGGCATTAGGCATGGCAGGGTTAGCGGCCTAAAGGCTGACATCCTATTTCTAGAGAATCTCCAGAAGGGCGAGAACAAGACCAACGCTAAGGGCCTACAGATCGCTATTGACAAGCTAAAAGAGATGGACAAATGATGAAGATTACCGTATGGGAGCTGCCTAATTGTGTGCAGTGCAACCAGACCAAAAAAGAGTTTGACAAGCGCGGGATTATCTACACCACCCGCAAGCTAACCCCAAAGGCCGTAGACCGTTTTCTAGCTATTGGCTTTACCTCAGCACCTATTGTCGAAACCGACGCTAAGCGCTGGTCCGGCTTTCGGTTGGACAAAATCAAGAGCCTAGAACACCACCTCAAGTTTGAGCGCATACGTGGTGTAAACGTTCCGCTAGAGCCAATGGTGCAGGTAGCAGACGAGGTGGCAGAATGAAAATCTGGGAACAGAAAAAGCAAGAGCGGACCGAGCAGGTTCAAAATCTAATCAACCGCCTCAATGCTATTGACGACAAACAAGCTCGCATGATTGCTATGGCCCTAGAGTATTACGGCTTTCAACGACAGGAAATGCCACACAATGCTTGGGTAAAGATTCGCAAAGAAGTCATAGACAAGGCAAAGGCATATCTAGGCGAGGTGTCAGAGTGACGACATGGCATAGAACCAACTACCGTCAGGTAATTGAGTTGCTAAAAGACGACAAACTTGTCTGGTCCTCGGACTTCGATTCGATTAGGTTGCTTTTGGCAGATGTGTTTGACGAACACCTAATTGAAAGCAATTTCAGCTTTAGCACTCTAAACTATCTAGCAGAGAAACTACTCGAAGAAGAAAACGATCTAACCATTTAGGGGGAACTATGCTCGAGGACTTGAAACCACCTACGCGACAGTACACTTGCAAAGTAAGGACGATTGCCGAACAGCTCGAAACGAAAGACCGAGAGATACTACTCGCGGCCGTTATGAGTCCAGACTGGCAATACAAGACCCTAAGCAATGAGCTGGCTAAGCGGAGTATAGACATAGCCGACGTAACCATCAAAGCGCACCGCATCAAAACCTGCGGCTGCTTTAGGAAATAATGCTAGAGAACTTGACACCGGCACAAAAGGTGACCGCGCCAGCTAACTTTCGCCCGGGCGTTGAGTTTGATGGCACTGAGGGTATTGCTACTACTCCGGGTTACACCGAGGCACCTAACTTCGATCAGTTTCTACTAGAGGCAGGGTTCGACCCAAGCGAGATTGAGGTTGTTGGTACACCTCGCACCTCACGCTGGCAAAGGTATGACGGCGAATGGCTAACAAGCTATCGCTTTCAGTTCCGCAAGATTACTGCCGGGATTGACCTGCCACTGCTACTAGCTGAGGCTAAGAAAAAGGTAAAGGTCGAACCGCTGAAGCAGACAAGCGACAAGTGCTTGGTTGTCATGTGGTCCGACTTACAGGTTGGCAAGGTAGATTACCGCGGCAACTCACAGAGCCTAATTGAGCGCGTAGAACTTATGAAGGCTCGACTAATGGACATGATAAAACGAGAGAAGCCAAGCAAGGTAATCTTCGCGGACCTAGGTGATACGGTCGAGAATTTCAATAATGCGGCTGATACCGCCCAGCTCCAAAGCAGCGATTTGTCGATTATGAGTCAGGTGGATTTGGCCACCACTTTTGCATGGGAGACACTTCGCATGATTGCTACCAAAGTGCCAGATGTCACCTATGCTTCGGTTGGCTCGAATCACTGCCAGTGGCGCGTAAACAAGCAGGTAGTCGGCAAGCCATCGGACGATTGGGGCATCTTCATTGGACGACAGCTCGCAAGACTAAGTAAGGAATTATCCTTACCGATTCGGTTTATCGAGCCTCAAGAGCATGATGAATCCTTAGCCATTGACGTATTCGGTGACGGGTTTCACATTCTCGGCATTGCGCATGGCCACCAAGCCAAGCGTCCAGACATGATGGCTACATGGTGGAGAGGTCAGGCGTTTGGCCGCCAGCCGGTCGCTGATGCCTCGCTGCTGATTCACGGTCACTGGCACCACCTACGGGTAACCGAGTTGGGCTCGACACCACGCGGCACATCTCGGTTTATGGTTATGGCTCCAACCATGGACAACGGCTCCGGCTGGTGGCGTAAGGTCACCGGTGAGGATTCGGTGCCGGGCTTGGCTACTCTAATCTTGGAAAAAGGCGTGGACTACACGGGAACGGTTTACAAGCTCTAATGGCTAATCTAGGCAACGAACAGTCGGTAGCCGGAACTGAGGTATGGCTCACGCCGCCTCACATCCTAGGGGCGCTAGGCGAGTTTGACCTCGACCCTTGCTCGTCACTAGACCGACCGTGGGATACCGCTAAGAGCCACTACACCGTAGACGATGACGGCCTTATCCAGCCTTGGTTTGGTCGCGTCTGGTGTAATCCTCCGTATGGCCCAAAGATGGGGCCTTTCCTAGAAAAGCTGGCTGCTCACGAGAACGGGATTGCCCTTATTTTTGCTCGTACAGAAACTAGGGCTTTCTTTGACTATGTATGGGACAAGGCGGATGCCTTGCTATTCCTGAAAGGCCGACTACGCTTTCACAAGCCAGATGGCAGCCTAGGTGGGACTGCTGGTAGCCCGTCCGTTTTGATTGCTTATGGGCAAGAAAATGTAAAAATTCTCGAAGAATGCGGACTAGAAGGAAAGTTAGTCAGGTTGAAGTAATGCCTAGTTATGTATACGAATGCGCTTGTGGTCAGGTCTACGACGTAAACCACAGCATCCATGAGGACCCAGAGATCGAATGCGATAATTGCGGTGGCTCGATGGACCGCAAGCCGCAGGTAGCATTTACTCAGTTCACCGGCTCTGGGTTTTACTCAACAGATAAAAATAAATAACTTTGCAACTTGACATTCGGTCAAAACTTATGTCAGAATGAATACGGCAACAGACAGGTAGAGATTTTTGTTCATTTTCTCTCTAGGGTTCGTGTGTGTTCATGTTGCTCCTCAAATGAGAGGCCCGGAGGTTACCCCCTTTCCCTCCGGGCTTTCTCTTTGGATAGGATTCGGTTCAGATGGCCTTTAAGAAGCCCTGCTTAGATTGCGGCATTTTGAGTTACGGCTCCCGATGCGAAGCCCACACTAAGCGCGTAGAGCAACTACGGGACATCAAGCGAGCCGGTAAGAAGCGAGCGCTTTACAATTCCGATTATCGCAAGCAGGCAGCGATTGTCAGAGCGACCGCGATCGCTTGTCACCTATGCGGCGACGGGGCCAGACTGAATGACCCTTGGCAGGCAGACCACATCATTGCCGGGGACCCGACATCGCCTCTGGCAGCAGCCCATAGATCTTGCAACGCCAAGCGCGGAGACAAGCCGCTTTCCTAGCGCCAATATTCGGTTCGATCGGCCTTTATAGAGAAGCCGATATTCGGTTCGAAACCGCTTAAGGCACCCAGAAATTCTGAGCAGTCCCCTACTTGGGGGACAGTCTGACCCAAAAATAACAAAATGATAACAACTTCAAAAAGGTGCTAGACAGGATCGCGGCCGGCGTGTGACTATTGCCTAGCCGGACCCGAACAACCGGCAGAAAAAGGGAAAAATGAGCATAGAGATTACCCGATACCCAACTCACTACCAAGTGAAAATGGGGCTAAGCACTTATCTATTTACACCTAGCGACTACACCGCGCTATTTCACGCGATGTTGCAAACCCCGGCCGACGACGTGGTGTGGGTTAGTTGCGTGACCGCCGACATGGTTGCAGACCCGGAAGATTGCGGCGGCCTAATCGACGAATTGGACGAAGCCGTAGAACGGGCCGTTTGCGACCCGTCGAAACGCTATGCCAAGTGCCTAACTTGCAACACCGAAGATCAAATAATGGAAATGGTTGATCTTGGTTACATGGGTGGTTGGGAATGCGAGTCTTGCAATAGCAAAGGGGTTGAGAACTAATGCTACTTACGGCAACCGACAAGTTTACACCGGGCGAATACGCCATGGTGTCTTGGTATTGCTCGGACGCTATTGACCGCCAGACGCTTTACAAAGTAATAAAGCGAACCCCTAAGCGCGCGACACTAGCCCCGATCTATACAAACGGAATGGGGACACCGATAGTTGTCACGATCAAAAGCGACGTTATTTCTGAATACGCGCAACACGCAGATACTAATTACTCACTTATCCAAACTTACCGGGAGGTAGCAGAATGACAGAGAAAATCGAAAACGACGAACAAGCCCTAGACATGATTTTGAATTTAGTCCGGGCAACCGAACCAGACTTTGAACTAGCACTAGGCGCTACAACTACTATCTGGCGCTTACAAGAAAAAGGGTACAGAGATCTAGCCTTCGACGTATTGGCAACATACAACCCGGCGGTGAACTAATGCTAAATGAACTAAACGAACTAAAAGCACAGATTGAGCGCGATCTACAAGTAGCGACAAGCCCGGAGGATAATGCCTATCACCTACAAGGGTTAAGCGCCGTTGAATCACTAATCGGTTACGTAACCGGGGAAATGGAGATGAACTAATGCCTAAATACCAGATTGAAGTAAGTCGCCACTACACCTACAAGATTGAAGTAGAGGCAGACAGCGAAATAGATGCCTATTATGAAGCACGAACTTGGGAGATAGAGGATCTAGAACCCTACGAAACTGCCGCATGGTTTGAAACTAACGTTATTGGAGGGAACTAATGGCTAAACCAAGTATTGCTTTAGTAAAGACATGGGAGATCACGGACCAAACCGAATACGTGCAACTTGCCGCCGGAACCGCGATCTATGACTACGACTATTGGCGAGTAACGCCACGTAACGGCCGGCCCAAGTATTTCTATGGTGAGAGCGCATGGTCAGACTCTAGGCGCTACGCGGACGATGTCGAATGGGAACTAATGCGAGGTGAGTTCTAATGAGAAAGATCTACCGAGACAAGGGATTACTACTAATCCCGCTACCGGGTAACAAGGGTCTAAACATTGGCCGTTACTTTACCGGGTATTGCACTATCCGCGATTGGCCATGGGCCGTGTATGACTTTGCGGACCATGTTTCGCCATGGTCAGACAAGGCAGAATGGGCAGAGAATGTGTTGGAGGCCGGCTACCCGAAAATTACGTATAGGTACGAATGTTGGAAATGCAGCGAGGATCATTACGGCAGTGCCGACAACATGGAGGAAATTAGATACATTCAAGAAGATCTGAACGTAAAGGTAAAAGTAATTGACTAAGCAACTACCATACGCGGCATGGGTAAGAATTACGCTAGAACCGCTAACGCCAGAACACCAACAAGAACTACGCGGCAGTTACTTTAGCGATACCGGCAAGATCAAGCGCTATGACACCTATAAGGCTTATTGCATAGAAAAAGGCTATAAGCACGACCCGGCCCCGGACGGCTATTGGGAAGCCAAAGAGGAACCATGGCATAAGCCGGCCGGTGTCGCCATGATCATAGGGGGATACCTAGGCATGATTTTGCTAAGCGCCATGGGATCTGGCATAAGGACAAGAAACAGATAACCGGGGGCAACCCCTACAAACAACAGACAAGGAAACAAAATGAATGCACAACAACTAAAGGGACTACTAACCGATGTAACGGGCCGAATCTGGCGCTTATCTGGCACCGATGAACGCGGACACGTGTTTGATTGGATACACCCGGACGCGCCAACCGGGGACGGCGTGGACGGCACACAGATTACATGGCAAGAAGATAGCGACGTAGTAGAGGTTTACAGCGAGGATCGCGAGTTGCTTTATTGGCAGAAGATAAGCGAACTAGACAACCGCCTATCTCTCGCTTGCGACTATGCGCAAATGGCCGGTGGCCTAGCCGCCATGATAGAAGATAAGGATAAGTTGCCTACGGCTTGGGCGTGTAACCAAGTAGTAGAGGCGCTACACCTAGCCGGTGCCACAGAGGGATTATTCACCGGCGGCTCGGACGGGATCTGCTGGTGGACCGAAGAAAACTACGTAGCCGAATACGATAGCGGCAAAGAGGCGTTTATTATCTGGCATGAAGGTCAGTATTGGATCGCCGGGACACCGGCCGGTTATGTAGCGGCCCTGAAAAAAGCCGCGACAGACATTGAACGAATGTTGTTTAACAGAATGAAGGCAGATTTGGAAAAGTAAAAATTCGGTTCGATTGACATTAAGGGAGGTACCGAAACTCTTGCACCGAACAAATGTTCGGACAAGGCCCCCTAGACAAGCCCGGCTATGCGAACACTTGTTCGCCGGCCGGGTTTAGTCATTCCCGACGGCGTGGCCCTAGGTTGCCATGGACCGGCCGGCAGCGTTACCAAATTGTGATAACGAATTATCAAAATAAATTTGACTTGATAACCGGGAACCCGTAATCTCTAATTACCGGCCAACACGGGCCGGCTAAAAAAGGGAATGAAAATGAACACTATGGAATGGCTAAACGTCGAATTAGCGAACGCGCAAGCGGCTTATGAAACGGCCACCCGCTTAGAGGAACGCGACGACTTTACGATTGAACGAACCATGGAACGGACCTATTGGAACGGCTACATGGACGCGATTACTAATGTTCTGAACGAACTCTATGGACCGGGAGATACGAACTAATGACTACAAAGACAAAAATTCTTAATGGCTACAAAGTAAACGGAATTCGCATTACCAAGCGCCGCAGCGGGTGGATAGTTTCTAAGCGGGACTTAAACCCAAATTACACGCCGGCGGGTAATCCGTGGGTTTTTTACCGAACACTCACCGAGGCTATCGCGGCAGTTAAGGCGGCGGCCTAATGGAAACTGTTGGAATAACACTATGGTTGCTAACCGCGGCGCTTTTATACGTGGCTTATCAAGCCGGGAGGGATAACTAAAAATGACAACCAAGGCAGCAGAACGCGCGGTGGACTTAGAGCGCGCAAAGGCAATACTTGACAGCATGGCAACACACTTTCATTACAACGGATTATTGCTAGTGTCTGCCAACTACGGGACCGGAACCACGGATTACTTTAGGGTTAGTGCCGTGGACACGCTACGAACCAACCAAATGCTAAGCAATTTGACTTGGGCCATGTCCAAAGTATTTGGCTATTCACTACGGGACCGCAACGGGCGAATGTATTTGGCCCTCAACGGCGGCAATTACTCTAAGCCGGACGAACTAGCGCGAACTCTCGCGGACTACTACGGCTTAGACCGCGTACGTTACGAAATTGTTTAATCGATCAATAAAAAAAGGAAAATGAAAATGCTAACTATCCAACTAACCGCAACCGACGCGGTGTCTATCGCGTCCCTAATCGCAACCGCCGGCGACGTGAAAGAAACGCCCCCGTTAGGCCAGGTGAGAATTTTGCCAGACTCCAACGGCCAGATTATCGCCGTGGCTACCAACCGCTACATCGCGGCCACCTATGCCACCGACACGGCAGCACCGGCAGACTTACCGGCCGACGGGTTTGGACTAAGCGCCGCCGCGTGCAAGTTCATAACCGCGAACGTGAAGCGCGGCAATAAGTGGCACACACCGGCTGGCGTGGAACTAATCGCAAACCTAGACACCCGCGAACTATCCGTGAGACATGGCGCGGCCGTGCTCGGAGACACGTGGCCGGCCGGGAACTATCCCGCGGCTATTGTCGGAATGGTGGACGCATGGCAACCCGCCACCGATTACGGCGCGGTGAAACTAGGCCAGACATGGCTAAACCAATTAGGCAAACTAATCGACGGCTTTACCAAGGTGGACGCTTGGCTATTGGAACTAGGCCAGAACGCCGCCTATGCCGCCGCCGGCGTGACACGCGACAACATGAAGCCGGGCCCGGTCCGTGCCACCTCCGGCCGATTCACGGCGCTTATCCAACCGCGCGTCGATAGATAACCAAACACGCAACACGCGAACCCGCTAGGCCACCCGGCCCGGCGGGTTTCGCTTTATCCGGGCAACCATGGCCGCGCCATGGCACCGGCACGGCCCTAGGTGCCGCCCTATAATCGAAAATACGCAAATACGGCCCTAGGCGGCGATTACAGGCCACGGAATAGCCGGCTAAGGTTATTACACGCAACCTACGGCCAACGGCCGCCAGAACGCCGCGTATGGCCGCTGAGAGTAGATAGGGCCGGGGATACCCCCGGGGGACGGGTCCCGCCACGGCCAGAGTCAGCCTTCGGCACCCCGAGCCTGCTGTCGCGCATAATGTCGCGAAATAACTTAGTTTCTGATAGCCTTGAAATATGGGCAGACCACCGAAACCTACCGAGCAGAAGCGTCTCATAGGCAATCCCGGCAAACGGCCGTTACCTGACGAGAAGGCTGTAATCGCCCTACCGGGCGGCTATACGCCACCTATCAGGCCACTAGAGCAGGCGGGGCTATCTCTTTGGGATGCAATCTTCCTCAAGGGTGAGCTTTGGATCTCAAACAGAACTGACATTCATTTTTTGCAAATGGTTTGTGAACAGCATGACCGCAGGGAATTTCTGCGCGACATGTTGGTTAGCGACCCGGAGAACTGGCGACTTCACCGCCAACTAACTGACCTTGAGAACATCCTGACCTCAAACATGGGCCGTCTAGGGCTTACGCCGGCAGATCGAACCAAGTTGGGCTATGCCGAGGTCAAGCGACAGTCGAAACTAGAAGAATTGCAAGAGAAGTGGTCTAACCGTGAGTAGCTGGCCTCCCCGATGGCTAACACCGGTACCCGAAGATGCGATAGCCTCTTCTCATGGAGACAGAGCTATTGACTTTATTGACACGTTCGCGACGATTACTAAAGATTCTGTTGGTGGCCGTGCTGGTGAGCCAATGCGTCTTAGGGATTGGCAGCGCGATCTTCTAAGAAACGCATTCGCTACTGACGGCACCGGCTTCCGACACCGCGTAAATCTCGTAGGCGTTCCGCGCAAGAATGGAAAATCGGCGCTCGCATCACCTATCGCACTATGGTCACTGCTTACCGGTCCGCGTGGTGGTGAGGTCTATTCATGTGCTGCTGACAAGGATCAGGCCCGTATTGTGTTCGGTGAAGCTAAGAAAATGCTTGAAGCCGAGCCAGAACTAGCAGAATTAGCCAAAATCTACCGAGATGCCATTGAAATACCCGGAACTGGCTCCGTTTACCGCGTTTTGTCGGCAGAAGCCTTCACAAAAGAGGGTTTGTCGCCAACAATGGTGATTTTTGACGAGTTACACGCTCAACCTACCCGTGAACTCTTTGACGTAATGCAACTAGCGCAAGGTGCGCGTGGTTCTTTGGCCACAATGTTCTGTATTACGACCGCTGGGCAGAAATCCGACTCAACTGGGCAAGATTCCATCGCTTATTCGTTATATAACTACGGTAAGCGCGTCTCAACGGGCGAAATTGACGACCCAAGTTTCTTTATGGCATGGTGGGAAGCTGCTGCAGAGGCAGATCACCGCGATCCGGAGACTTGGAAGGGTTCAAACCCGGGATTTGGCGACCTAAACAGCGCTGAGGACTTTGCAAGCACCGTTTTGCGCACTCCAGAGGCAGAATTTCGCACTAAACGCTGTAATCAGTGGGTTTCGAGCAATATGACGTGGCTTCCGACCGGTTCTTGGGACGGATTGGCCACAGAACGTGAAATAACCGAAGATGCTGAGCTAATTATCGGTTTTGACGGCTCATTTAGCGGTGACACGACCGTTTTAATTGGTTGCACCATCGAAAAGGACGAAACTCCGCCACATTTATTCCTAATCAAAGCTTGGGAGAAGCAGCCGACCGATGACAACGATTGGCGCGTTAATATCACCGAAGTAGAAGATACAATCATCGACTTTTGCCAAAAGCACCCGCGAGTTCGCGAAATCGCGTGTGACCCTTACCGCTGGCAGCGCTCCATGGCCATTTTGGAGGAAATGGGGCTACCAATCGTAGAATTTCCATCTACAAGCGCCGCTCGCATGGTAAAAGCGACCGCAACGTTCTTTGATGCGGTTATGGACGGCAAACTAACGCATTCTGGCGACCCATTACTCGCTAGACACCTTGATAACGCTGTTTTAAAGATTGACAGCATCGGTCCACGTATTGTCAAGGAAAACCGTAACTCTAACCGCCGTATTGACGCTGCCGTAGCTGCTCTTATTGCCTACGATCGCGCGACCGCGGGTAGAATGGAAGAAGTAGTGCCTCAAGTTTTTGTATAGGCGGTAAGTTTTGGGTATTTTAGATTGGTTCACCCCTAGAGGGGTCGAAGAGCGCGCAGTTACCTTCCAGAAGATATGGGGTTCGGGCGACGCTTTCGAAGAAGCCTCGCTATCTGCAACAGTTGTAAACTCTGACACCGCTTTGCAGGTAAATGCCGTGTATTCGGCAGTGTCTTTGATTTCAGACACACTTTCGACCCTACCTATCGACGCATACATCCGCAGAGACGGCGCTAGATACCCTCTCAGGCCACGACCAGTGTGGGTTACTAAGCCAGACGTAGATACAACCAAAGAAGCCTTCTACGGGGCGCTTATTGTCTCTCTACTAATTGACGGCAACGCTTTTATCCGTAAATACCGCAATGCTCAGGGCAAAGTTATCAACATGGTGGTTCTAAACCCTATCGACGTTGAAATTCGTCGTAATGGGCTAGGCCGCGTTATGTATGTGGTCAAGGGCGAAGAAAAAGCTCTGACCAACGAAGAAATCATTTTTATTCCAGACGTAGTTCGTCCGGGACACCTACGCGGCATCTCTCGCGTCGAGGCCCTAAAGGAAAACTTCGGTCTAGCGCTTGCACTTGAGAAGTATGCTGCCAAGTTCTTTGGTTCTGGCACTCAGACCTCCGGTGTTATCGAAGTTCCGGGCAACTTGACTGGCGAGCAAGCCAAGCTTATGCAGGATGCCTTTGACAGCCGTCACAAGGGCTGGCACCGAGCGCACAAGACCGCGATTATCTCTGGCGGAGCTGTTTACAAGCCAACCAACGTGCCAAACGACCAAGCGCAGTTCTTGGACAGCCGCAGAATGGCCGTTGAAGATGTTGCTCGCGCATTCAACGTGCCTCCGCACCTACTAGGGCTACCCGGAACCAACACCTACAGCTCCGTCGAACAAAACAACATCGCCTTTGTAACGCACACTCTACGCCCAATCGCTCAGAAGATTGAAGGCGCTCTAACCGACCTACTTGCTCAGGAAACCGGCTACGAAGCCGCTTTTGTCAAGATTTCGTTGGATGGACTACTCCGTGCAGACATCACCGCAAGAACCGCAGCGTATAGCACTATGCTTCAGGCCGGCGTGTACACGATCAACGATGTGCGAACCTTCGAGGACCTGCGCCCGATTCAAGACCCAAGCGCTGATACCGTTCGCGTACCATTGGCGAATGTCAATGTGGATGCTGCAGACCTTAGCGGAATGCGAGAGCGAGTAGACATGGCTCAGCGTTTGATTCAGGTTGGATTTGACCCAGACGACGTAATGGCAAAGCTAGAGCTACCTGCAATTAGTCACACCGGCAAGGATTCGGTCCAGTTGCAACCTGACGCTAACACCCAAATAAACCCGGCGGTCTAACTTGGGAATTTATTCTGGCACTCAGACAATCGGCACCGTAGCAACTCAGCTAGACGGAAATTCGGTTCACTGGACTCACATACACATTCGCAATAATGACAACACCAAGACTATGTATATTGGAAACAGCGATGTCAGCGTTGGCAATGGTTTATTGGTAGATGGCGGTGCGACTATTGACTTTGACTTGCCACCAAATCAGCATCTATTTATGGTTAGCTCTTCAGGCAACCATACCGTTTCTTGGCTGAAAATAGAGGTAGCGTAATGATTGAGCAAAGAGCAGCCAACGGCACTATCAAGATTGGTGACTACGTTACCTTCAAGAGCCGTGATGAAGTCAAATACGGTGAAGTGTTGGACCATGTAGAACAGGGCAGCATTAGCATTCCGGGAACAGCCATTCAGCTACAAGGCTCTGCGCTAGATCCAGTGCTGCTAATTCAAATTTACGAAGAGATGGATGGCGACTGGCAAGAGACTAGTGAGTTTATTGCTAAGCACGTTTCAGCAGTTCAAAGAATTGAGCGTTTAACTGCAATGTCCGAAGAATCAGAGGATGTAGAAGGTGTGCTTGATACACTAGATACAGAAAACGAAGGCCGAGCGAAAGGCAAAGCATTGTCAAAGGTTGAAACTCGCGTAAATGTGACCGAGTTTGAGATCCGTGAAGAGTCAGAGGGAATGCGTTTCAGCGGATACGCTGCAGTATTCAACTCTCCATCTGAGCCATTGCCATTTACTGAGGTAATCGAGCGCGGCGCTTTTCACAAGACTCTACGAAGCAAGAACGATGTCAAGTTTCTATGGAACCACGATTCCGGTGAGATTCTAGGCAGCACTCGCGCCAAGACTCTATCTCTAATTGAGGACGAGCGCGGATTGCGCGTTGAGGGATTGCTTCCAAACACCTCGCGTGGCCGTGACGTTGCAGAACTACTACGCCGTGGCGACGTGGACAGCATGAGCTTCGGTTTTAGCGTTCCAGCTGGCGGTGACGACTGGAGCAAGGATGGCGCTCAGCGCACTCTAAAGTCCGTCAGACTTCACGAAGTTTCTCTAGTAGCCTTCCCCGCTTATCCAGAAACCGCTGGCCTCCAGTCGGTTCGTGGATTTGACAAGGTAGCTCAGAGAGCAGAAGTAGACCCTGATCAACTAGCAGACGCTTGGATCAAGGTTGAACAGGGCCAGAGTCTTACCGAAGATGAAGGTCGCCTACTAAAGCAGGTCGTAGACGCTTTGGTGCCACAGCCAGAACAGGCTGAAGCAACCGAGGCTCCAGACCTAAGTATGCTAGAACTCAAGAAGAAGAAACTAGCTCTATTGACAGGAAAACTAAATGGCAACTAAGGAACAGATCGTCGCCGCAATCCTTGAGGTTGCCGGTAACCCAGAATCAGGTCCAATCCCGGCTCTAGCCGTGAAGTGGGCAGACGCAATCGTTGGCCTAGACATCGCGACCCCAGAGGTTGCATCTGAAAGGCCGGCCAAAGAAACCCGCATAACCAAGCCAGAAGAGACTCGCTAGTCCCCTGCCAAGATGGGTTCGCCCCCGGAGAGTTACCCTTTCGCTCCGGGGGTTTTCCATTGTCTGCGGAAAATCATTGTAAAATTTACATAGCGGGTGTGAGTTAGCTCTACCGTGTTGCAGTCTGCGTCAGCGCAGCTGAATTTTATAGGAAACTAACAAGGAGACTAAATGTCTGAGTTCATCAAGACTCAGCAGGAGCTTCGCGCTAACCTAACCGAGCAGATCCGCGATGTAATCGAGGACGCTGAGAAGGCAAACCGCGGACTAGACACTGCTGAACTAGAAAAGATTGACCGCATTGAAGCCGACATCCGTCGCGCTGACGAGGCAATCGCAATCGCAACCCGTAACGAAGAGCGTTCGGTAGAGGCTTCTGTAGCTGCAAAGGGCTTTGCTCTTCCAGCTGCCGAGAACCGCTCTGCTTCTGCAATTCTTCGCGACATCGCTGCAACCCGTAGCTCTCACACTTTCGAGCAGCGCACCCTAACCAACAGCGACAACACCGTGCCAAAGTCGTTCTACGACGAGGTATTCGACGTTGCTCGCTTGGTAGGCCCAATGCTAGATGTTGGTCAGCGCATCAACACTTCATCTGGTGAGGACATCACCATCCCAACCCTAACCGCTTACAGCACTGCAACCATCACTGCTGCTGCTGGCACCGTAGCTACTTCAGAGCCTACTTACAGCTCCATCACTCTTGGCGCTTACAAGTACGGTCTACTAATCGGTGTAGCAAACGAGCTAATCGCAGATGCGGGATTCAACATCGCATCGCACTTGGCAGAGCAGGCTGGTAACGGCCTAGGTTACGCGGTAAACGCTGCTCTAACCACCGGTACTGGATCATCTCAGCCAAACGGTATCATCACCGCAGCTGGCACCGGCGTTACCGGTGGCACTGGAGTTACCGGTCAGTTCACCGGCGACAACCTAATCGACCTTCAGTATTCACTAGATGGTGCTGCTCGTCGTCTACCGGGTGTTGCTTACATGGCTAACGGTTCTTCCATTGGCAAGATGCGCAAGCTAAAGGACGATGCCGGCAACTACCTCTACGCCGTAAACGTAGGCCAGCCAGACACCTTCGCTGGATACAACGTAATCGAGAACCCAGCAATGGCCTCTACCGGCACTGCTGCAGCTTCGGTGCTATTCGGACACCTACCTTCTTACAAGGTTCGTGTTGCAGGTGGCATTCAGGTTGCAACCTCGACTGACTACGCATTCAACACCGACGTCACCACCTTCCGTGTGATGATGCGCGTTGATGGTGACCTAACTCACCAGAGCCACGTCAAGTATTTCAAGGGTGCTGCAAGCTAATCCTTGAAATAGGTGAGGCCCCCGGCGTTGTAGGTTGCGCCGGGGGTTTCTTCTATGTAGAGTAAAACCATGAAAACCTACGAACAACTAAATGGCGCTGTTGCCCTAGCTTCTAACTCTCCCGGTATGCCTACTGGCTACGGAACTCAAAGCTTGTTACTGGCTGAGCGCATGATTAGGCACGGGCTAAAGTTTGCCGCGCTTTCTAACTATGGTCTTGAGGGCAGAAACGACACCCTCGACATCGGTGGCACTTCGGTCCCACATTACCCACGCGGCCTAACTCAGTATTCAACAGACGTAATGCCGGTATGGACCAAAGACTTTGCATCCAAGCACCCAGATTTAAAGACCGTCCTATTTACGCTTTATGACGTGTGGGTCTACAACAACCTTGAGTATGACGACCAGATTGTGTCATGGGTGCCACTAGACCACATCACTTTGCCTCCGGGCGTAAACAAGTTCTTGACGCGAGAAAACGTCAAGCCAATCACAATGTCGATTCATGGGCAAGAGCAGCTCAACAATGTTGGCATTGAAAACACCTACATTCCTCACGCGATCGACACAACCGTATTCAAGCCGACTGACAAGATGCCTAATGGTCAAATCGTGCGTGAATATATGTCAGTGCCAGATGATGCTTTCCTAGTCGGCATGATTGCAGCTAACAAGGCCAACGGACAGATTCATAGAAAAGCATTTGCAGAAAACCTGTTGGCGTTTGCTATCCACCTAAAGAAATACCCAAACAGCTACCTCTACATTCACTCGGAGCCAAGCAGGGTTTACGGAGGATTTGACCTAGGCATTCTTTTGCGCATGGTTGGCATTCCACAAGAGAACGTTCTGCTACCAGATTCGTTTGAACTACGCAACGGATTCTCAGACGCGGCTATGGCAGCCTTTTACAGCGCCTTTGATGTGCTACTAAGCACTTCATACGGCGAGGGATTCGGTATCCCTACCATCGAGGCTCAGGCGTGTGGCACAAGGGTAATTACAAGCAACTTTGCCGCATCTAAAGACCTAGCATCTGAAGATAGCTGGAAGATCGAGGGTCAGCCGTTCTGGGACGAGCCGCAGTCATCATTCTTTCAAATTCCATCTGTAAACAAGATTACAGCGGCGCTAGAAGAGGCTTACAACACCGAACGTGGCACTAGCAAGGTTGCTCGCGAGTTCGCGCTGCAGTATGACGTTGAAAAGGTTTGGAGCGAAAAGTGGATGCCATTTCTGAAGGACCTTTACAAGTGATTCCGGTATTAGGGTTTGCTACGCTTAGCCGTTTCGACATGGCTCAGCGCCTATTGGACTCTATTGACTATCCGGTCGAACACTTGGTCATTGTGGATAACTCTGGCAAGAAGGAGTTTCAGCCACAGGTAAACGAACACGTAAAGAACCTCTGGCTGATTCAAGTGCCTCATGGACTCGGTGCTAACGGAGCTTGGAACCTAATTATTAAGTCCACGCCACATGCGCCTTACTGGGTCATTCCTAATGATGATGCTTACTTTGAACCGGGTGCTTTGGCGACGATTGCCGCTGAGGTAAATACCGAGGCGTTCAATTTCTTAGACATAACTCCCAAGTGGTCATGCGTGGTGCCGGGCGAGGGCGCTATTGCAAAAGCCGGCCTATGGGACGAAGCATTCCATCCGATCTACTTTGACGACGACGAATACGAATGGCGTATGGAGAAGCTTGGCGTGGAGTTTCACACAATCAACGCAAAGGTCCAACATGACAACTCGTCCACACTGGCCAGTGGTTACCACGAGCGCAATAATGTTACTTACACTCGTAACCATTCGCTATTTACAAACAAAAAGGCAGCTGAAGATACAAGCATCCGAGGCTGGTCGCTCAAGGTCAGAAGGGATAACCGATGGGACTAATGGTTTATACAGGCGGGACATTCGATCTAATTCACTCAGGCCATGTGAATTTTCTTCGGGCTTGTGCAGAGATTGGCAGTGTTACCATTGCGCTGAATACCGATGAATTTATCGCGGAATATAAAGGCAAGCCTCCGGTAATGAGTTACTATGAGCGCTGGAATGTGCTTACTGAATTGAAATGCGTAGACAAGGTGGTCCCAAACATAGGCGGCACCGATAGCAAGCCTGCTATCGAACAAGTAATGCCTAATGTTATTGCTATTGGGTCCGACTGGGCGCGCAAGGATTACTACAAACAAATGGGCTTTACTCAGGATTGGCTAGACGACCTAGACATTTCGCTGCTTTACATTCCATACACTCCCGGTATTAGCACCACAGAATTGAAGCGCCGCATTCAGGTAAACTAGTTACATGGCGATTTCACAGGGCTACACCACACTAAGCGAAGTAAAAGCTATTTTGCGAATTACGGACAACGTGGATGACTCGCTATTGGAGACTTGCATCGAGTCAGCGTCCCGTCAGATTGACACTCACTGCGAGCGTGTATTCAGCTACTCAACCGCCACTCGTGTCTACGCTCCAATGGACTCTTACCTAACTGAAATTGACGACCTAATCTCACTTACTACTCTCAAGACCGCTTCTGCAGCCGATAGTGTCTTTGACACCACTTGGACTGCTACTGATTACCAACTAGAGCCTCTCAATGGGCGCTCAGGCGGCGCGTACGCCCCATACACGACCATTCGTGCCGTAGGTGACTATCTTTACACAATGCAAGGCCAAGAGGCTACAGTGCAGGTACAGGGCGTATTCGGTTACGCAACCGCAGTGCCTACCGACGTAAAGCAAGCGTGTAACCTATTGGCTATCCGTCAGTTCAAGCGTTACGACAGCCCTCTAGGTGTTGCAGGATTCGGTGATATTGGCGTAGTCCGTGTTAGCCGCGTAGATCCAGACATCGAAGCTTTACTTGCTCCATACCGCAAGGTCAGGTTTGCATAGTGGCAAGCATCACTAACATCCGCACTGGCATAGCTACAAACATTGCCACTATTAGCGGATTACGCACTGCCGCAGAAATTCCGGATAACCCGAACCCGCCGATCGCTGTAGTAAACCTTGATGGGATTGACTACCACCAAGCGATGCAAAACGGACTGACCCGGTATAACTTCACTGTAACTGTCGTAGTAGGCCGTTCGGCCGAGCGAGAGATGCAGCGAAAACTAGATGCCTACCTAGGCGTGACCGGCTCTCAGTCTGTCAAAGCTGCGATAGAATCTAATAGGACGCTTTCGGGCGAGGTTTACGACCTAGTTGTCGTAAGTTCAAACTCGATTGGTTCAATTCAAATAAACGACCAAACCTATCTGGCGGCTGAGTTCACAGTCACCGTCTTTGCATAAGGAGAATAACAATGGCTAAATTCGTAGTGACTGGTACTAAGGTCACACTAAATGGCACTGATGTCTCCAGCTCTTGCGCACGTGCGGAGCTGGTGATCAACGCTGCCGAGGTAACCACTACCGACTTCGGTTCGGCTGGTTGGACTGAGGTAATCGGCGGACTAAAGTCCGGTACCGTTTCCCTAGACTTCCACTCGGACTTCGGTGCAAGTGCAATTTCCAACACTTTCCAGCCTCTAGTTGGAACCATTGGAACTGTAGTGCTAATTGCAGCTAACGGTACTGCCGCTTCTGCAACTACCCCTGCTTACACCGCAACCGTTCTAATCAACAGCTTCACCCCAGTATCGGGCGCAGTTGGCGACTTGGCTACCTTCTCGGTGTCATTCCCAACCTCCGGTGCTGTTACCTACGCAACCGCTTAGTAAGGACTAACAATGCGATTCAACCTACTGATCACTTTCGCAGACAAGACCAACAAGGAAATTACGGCCAGCACCCCTGACCTAGTTGCCTTCGAGGACAAGTTCAACATCTCGGTAGGAAAGTTGGCGACCGAACAACGTATCGGTCACCTACTTTTCCTAGCGTGGCACAGCGAAAAGCGTAGCAAGGGAACAACCCTTAGCTACGAAGAATGGCTAGAGACTGTAGAGTCTGTTGGAGCATCTGAAAAAGACCCAAAATAAAGGGTCTTGGCGATGATTCAGCCCATTGGTACATAGCTGCCATGGCCGTTGAAACCGGAATCTCTCCCAGAGAGTTACTCCAGTTAGACGACCGAATGCTATGGACCATGTATCGCTGGATAGTTGCTAAGAACACTCCCAAGAAGTAAAAGAGAGCCGCTCCCCCGGGGGCGGTTTTTCTTTACGCGGTAGAATTGACAGGACGACAGGCGGTGAAATGACTATCTTTGGCTCTCTACAAGCCGCTTTTCTCGCAGGCGCGTCGCGTGGCGCTACTACAGCAGCAAGCATGATTTCATCTGGCAACGTCGCTAGAGTCAGCTATGACCAGTTATACGCAAAAGCAATTAGCGGCATCAAGACCGGCCTAGATGTCAAGGACCTGCGCAACCTAGAAATTATGCTACGCAAATTTGAGCCAGAGATGCTGGCTAAATTCAAAAAAGATTCAACAAAGCTTGGCGACGAGGCTCGTAAGGCTGTCAATAAGTCTTTTAGAGACGTAGACTCCAAAGGTCCGCTAGGTGCGCCAAAGCGTAAAAACAGAAACTTTGACAAGATGTATACGCAAAACGGTCGTGACCAGAACAGGCTAACTTGGGCGGAGTCTAGATCAAAGCGTAATTCGGTTGATGTGAACTACAAGAGCCGCACTCCCGCTTCGGTCAAAAAGCAGATGTGGGCCACGGATAAGACCATTTCGGTTATCCGCGTTCGCGTTCGTGGGGCTGCCTATGTCTTGGCTGATATCGCTAAAAATCCTCGTCAGGCAAATGGTTCAATGTCACGCCCTTACATGATTAACCGCTATGGTCGCGGACTTGTACCCGGCCAACACCGCATCAGCGAGACTAACGTAAGCAACTGGCTGTCTAAGCTAACCGACAAGGGTGGTAGCCCATCTCGTTACGCATGGCCAGCATTTATCAAGCACGCTCCAAAGTATCAAGCAGAATTTAGCGGCATTCTAAATAACATTGTCAGCGAAACAAACAGAAGGTTGTCAAGGTAATGGCATTACAAGCTCTCGTACTACCTCTAGTATCCGTCTTTAGATCTGCTGGATTTAACGAGGCGATAAAAGCCCTAAAGGGCCTTGACGGTTCGTTCAAGGATGTAGCTAAGTCTGCAGGTTTCGCCGCAGCTAACTTTGCCGCTGCCGGAGTGCTTCAGAACGTTACTCAATACATAGATGAAGCTGTTGTCGTAACTCAAAAGTTTGAACGTAATATGCTTGCCCTAAGCCAAGTGTTTGAGTCAAACACCGGCAAGATGCGCGCGTTTACTCAAGAAGCCGTCAATATGGGAATTTCGCAATCCCAAGCGGCTCAGGCTTCGGTATTCCTCGGTTCGGTACTAAAGCAGTACGGTGTAAGCGCCAGTGAGACAACAACTCAAACCCAAAAGCTTGTAAGCCTATCTCAAGACTTGGCGACGACCTTTGGCTATGACCTATCAGAAGCGCTGACATCAGTAACAGCTCTATTCCGTGGTGAGTACGACCCGATTGAGAAGTTCGGTGTTGCTATGAAGCAATCCGAAATCAACGCTCTGTTGGCTGCTAGAGGGCAGGATAAGCTCACTGGCTCACTTTTGATGCAAGCCTCGGTACAAGCTCGTCTGGACCTATTGTATGAACGCTCAGCGGATGCTTTTGGCGCTTTTGAACGTGCCGGCGACACTCTATACGTAGCGCAACAAAAACTAAACGCTGCGCTACAGAATCAGCAGATTGCATTCGGTCAGGGCCTTCAAAAGCCATTGGCAGAAACTACCGATCTGTTTGCGGAGCTTGCAACAACTTCTACTGACATGATGGAGAGCCTCGGCACCGCTACTGGCAATGCCATCACTCTTTTAAACGGATTCTTGGGACTTATGGTCCAACTTGCCGATCCAGTAATCGGCGGAGTCAATACCGGCCTAACTATTACTAATAATTTCTTCGAGGTTATGCGTTTACGCATCGAGGCAGCTAATGAAGAACTAGAAAAATTCTTAGGACTTAGCCAAGATGAGGGTTTTCTAAAATTCAGTAATGACCTAGCTAATAGCATTGGGGCCGAAGCTGTAGCTGGTAATGCGCTTGTATGGCTAAATACGCAACTTGAAAACTCCATCTACAACTTTAGAGCGCTAAGTGATGAATATGTAATTACTGATGGTGGTGCAAAGCGAGCTGCTGTTGCCATGCGTGGTGTCGGTTATGCAGCACGTGACGCGGCCAAGGACGAAGATCAAGCTACGGAATCCGGCAAAAAGCTTGAAGCCATACTAAAGGCCATAGGCACGACAGCGGATGCGGCCTCCGGTAGCACTTCTAGTTTGACTAAAGTCTTTAACGAGATTGAAAATGCCGTAGCTCAAAGCGAAGCTAAGACAGCGCTGGAAGGACTTGGACTTAGCGCAGGGCTAATTGAAAAAGTTCTAACGCAGCCTAATTGGGAAGCAATTTTCAAAAAGATTAGTCGCCTTGCTTACCTAACGTCTATTGACCTATCTAAAGTATTTAGCATTACTGCTCTAGGTCAGATTGCAGCCGAAAAAGGTCAAATAGCCGAGTATCTAAGCAACGCTTTCAAAACGGAAGAAGCCAAGGGCGGTCCGGCAACTGAAAAGCCTCGCGACACAATCAAAGCATTCTTCAACGAAATGCGCGACGAGGTAAACAAGCAGGCTGCTTCAATCAAGCTTGCCGCCATGGGCGCATCTGAGGGCCTTATAGACCTAATCCTTGGCAACGATGACTGGATGAAGCTATGGCTTCAAATCAAGACTGGTGTAATCAGCCTTGCCGAGTTGCAGCGCCAATTCAACAGCACCGCTGCTGGAGCTGACGAGCTTGCGGAGGCAATGAAGGCTGCTGCAGATGCTAAAGAAGAAATGCTCGCCGGCCTAAACGACAAGCTTGAAGAAGCTACTCAGAAGCTTGCAACCGCAACTGAAGCTGCAAAAGACCTAGAGGCAGCGCTAAAGGGCGCTTCAACTATCAGCATTTTGCCAACTGTTGCCAAGGACATCGGGCAATTTGAATCACAGATCCAAGGCGTTGCTTTAAATGTGTCGAAAATTCTCAAAGAGGCTTTGGACAATGGCAGTTTGCTACAAGCTGACTATGACAGGCTAACTAAGTTCGCTAACGACGAGTTAGCCACCCTTGAAGCTAATGCTAGACAGCGTGACGAGCTATACAAGAGATACAGCTTTACTGAAAACATCATTAAGGAATATCGCGCTGCCCTTACTGGTGCGTTAAGCCTTACTTCGCTCTTCAACAAGCTGACAAAAGAAACAGAAAAGCGCACTGTTACCGAAGTCCAGAAGGGCATTGTCAGACTTGGCGATTCTGTCAAGACATTCGGTGTTACTATCTCAAAGTCTTACGAGGAGAGTATAGACAAGGTAACGGATAAGACCGGTGGTTTGCTAGACGGCTTCCGTAAAATGGCGGAAAAGTCACGTGCATTTGCTCAGAACCTACGCACTCTGAAGGAAATGAACTTAGATCCTAAGCTCTTTGCGCAACTGGTAGATGCTGGCGTAGAAGCTGGTGGAGAAACTGCTCAGGCAATCGTAGATGGCGGCAAGGCGGCCGTAGACGAACTTGGCTCTATTTACAATGACATTGACAAGATCGGTGGCAAACTAGGGCTAGACATGGCACCTACGTTCTACAACGCCGGTGACAAGTTGATGGAGAGCCTGCTTTCTGGCATCAAGGCTCAGCAGACAGCCCTCGAGACTAGCGCTAAAACGCTTGCTGCGGCCTTCTCAGCGGCTTTCCAATCTAACGTGACCATTGCAGTTCAAGTACCGGTTACAAACGCCTCAAACGCCGTTACAGCCGCAACCAACGCAATTTCAAATGTAAATACTGGCGCAATCGAGCGCATCAACGCGATGCTTCTGCAAGCTACCGAATACTTCATCTCTTCCGGGCTTACTGAAGAGCAGGTTGCGGATGCAGGTCAGAAGATTGGTGCTTACAACGCTTTGCTGCAGGACCTTATGTCCGGTCAAATAACCGACATCTCTGGCATTAGTGCCGCTATGACTTCAGCAGATCTACGCACTGCAGCTCTAGCAACCGGTGGAACTAACGTAACCAACTACTACAACGTAGAAGTCAATGCTTCGGGCTATGCTGGTGGTGTGCAGGCAGGTCAGGCAGTCATCGAAGAGATCATTAACTTCGAACGTAACAACGGTTCCTCTGGCAGATTCTTGATTCAGGCGCAATAATGTCATTACCTAACCCGCAAGTATTCGTTGGATTCGACCTTACCGATACCGGAGTAGGTCCATTCGCAGTTCTGGATGATGAAACTCGAGGCATCCTCGACGGACCAGACTACGTGCTGGCTGGAACTATCTTCATCAACCTGACTGACAAGGTTCGTAAGATCAGCATTGGTCGCGGTAAGCCACGTGACTTCGGTAACTTCACAACCGGTGCTGCCAACGTGGAGTTCAACAACCACGACCGCGCGTTTGACCCACTGTATGTAGATTCGCCTTACTACGGCAACATTGTGCCTAGACGTGAAATCCTAATCACTGTAGATGGCGTTACTCAGTTCCGTGGTTGGATCGAGGACTGGGACCTAAACTACCTACCTAGCGGAGATTCCATCGTCACCGCCAAGGCCGTAGATTCTTTGCAGACCTTCGCACAACAAAATTTGGCGGCAGGCACCCCGACGCAACAGCTAAGCGGTGCAAGAGTAACTGCCATCTTGGATTCACCAGAGGTTAATTGGGCGGTATCTGAGCGCTCAATCGCTGAGGGCCAAGAGCTTGTCGGCAACTATGCAATCGAAGCTGACACTAACGCGCTTGTTTACCTGCAAAGCATTACTACTGCCGAACTCGGTGAGTTCTATCTGTCCCGTGACGGATTGGTTACATTCAAAGACCGTTTCAAGACTCCGGCCGGAACAGCTGCCATAATCTTTAGCCCTACTGACATTCCGTTTGCTAACCTGCAGGTTGTCTACGGTTCCGAGTTGCTTTACAACGACATCTCGCTAAGTCGTCAGGATGGTGGCACGGTTACTGTCACTGACATAGACAGCCAGAACCTTTACGGCGCTAGAAACTTTAGCATTAGCAACCTGCCAGTTGTCAATGACAATCAGCTTACAAACCTAGCTTTGGTATATGCAAGCCAATACTCGCAGCCTGAATATCGCTTTGAATCGCTAGACGTTACTATTCCGAAATTGTCCGCAGAACAAAAAGAGCAAGTGCTAAGCCTTGACCTTACTTCGGTCGTCAAGATCATGTTTACGCCTAATGGCATCGGTGACCCGATTGAGCGCTTTGTCGAGGTCATTCGCATCGACCACTTCATAACGCCAAGCAATCACGTAATGACTCTAGGGTTTGCGGCCACCACTAATAACTACTTCCGGCTAAGCGACGCGGCCTTTGGTAGACTATCAGCAGGTAATTCTTTGTCTTGGTAGGAGTGTAATGTCTGGTTGGAAACAATGGGCCGCACTTGAAGTCGTAGACTTTGACGAGTTTCAGTCCTATTTGCAGGACCAAGTAATACAGGTTTACGCTGGCACTGCTGCCCGTGGGTCCGCGCTTGGAACTGCCGTTAGTGCCGGTATGGTCAGCTACCTAACCGATAGTTCGGTTCTGCAGTTTTACAACGGCACCGCTTGGGCCAACGTATCCTCAGTCGGTGACATCACTGCCGTAACCGCTGGCACTGGCTTGTCCGGTGGCGGATCTTCCGGCGATGTAACCCTAAATGTGAACTACGCTGCTGTCGGTTCTGCTGTCCTAGCGTCCCCTAACATCACTGGCACGGCGACTATTGCCGTTGGTTCGGTCACAGGCAATCTAACGGTAGCTGGCGATTTAGTAGACACTAACTGGACTGCATCCCGTGTTCTAACTACTTCTGCCGGAACTGCTGCTGTAACCAACGCTGTAACCACTACGGAGCTTGGCTATCTATCAGGCGTTACCTCAGCGGTGCAGACGCAACTCGGTGCAAGAGTCGTTACAACTAACGGCACTGTCGCTACGGCTGCGGTAGGCTCTGCTGTAGTCAGAAACATCACCTTGTCTACTGCGACCCCGGGAACTGCATCTGGTGGCATGGATGGCGATGTCTGGCTGGTATACACACCGTAAGGACTCCCAATGCCAGCTCATGTGCAAGTCTCTAGTTCTTGGAAAACCGTTTCAGCCCTTTACACTCGTGTTGGCGGTTCTTGGAAGAATGTAGTTGAAGGCTATACCCGCATCGGTGGAGCTTGGAAGCAGTTTTTTTCATCTGGTGCTGCACCTCTAAATGTTGATTTTCTAGTCATTGCTGGTGGCGGTGGCGGTGGTGGTGTAGGTGGTGGTGGAGGTGCTGGTGGTTATCGCACATCAGCGGGAACTTCCGGTGGCGGATCGTCTGCGGAATCTATCCTGAGCCTAACTGCTGGGACAAGTTATACAGTCACAGTCGGTGCTGGTGGAGCAGGTTCCACTGGCGGTGATGGCTCTGCTGGAACTGCGGGATCCAATTCAGTCTTTGGAACAATTACCTCTACTGGCGGTGGGTTCGGTCGTGGTGGCTCTAGTGCTGCTGGATCGGGTGGTTCTGGTGGCGGTGCTAGATTCGGTGCTGGTGGTGCGGGCTCATCCGGACAAGGTTTTGCTGGCGGCAATGATGCTTCACTCGGCGGTGCTGGTGGTGGTGGCGGTGCTGGAGCTGCTGGTCAAAATGGAACTTCTGCTAAGGGTGGCGATGGTGGTGCTGGCGTAAGTTCTACAATTACTGGCTCAGCCGTTACTCGTGCTGGTGGCGGTGGCTCTGGTGGTATTGGCGGAAGCCCGCAGAATCAACCCGGTGCAGGTGGAGCTGGTGGCGGTGCTAATGGAAGCACTGGAACCGGAAGCTCCGCATCTGCCAATACTGGCGGTGGCGGTGGCGGCGGTGGCTTTGTTGGCCCTAGCATTGCCTCTAATGGTGGTGCTGGTGGCTCTGGTGTTGTCATTGTCAAATACCCAAGCATCTACGGCCTAGCTGTCGGAGCAGGTCTAACTGCCTCAACAACTACTAGCGGTGGCTTTAGCGTCACAACCTTTACCGCTGGAACTGGGTCTGTCTCATTTGGCATTTTATTTACCGTGGACTACTTGGTAATCGCAGGTGGCGGTGGCGGTGGTAGGGATAACTACGGCCCAGAAAATCGTGGTGCAGGTGGTGGCGGTGCTGGTGGTTATCGCACTTCAATTGGCACATCTGGCGGTGGGGGTTCTGCTGAATCTGCCGCAACCGTAATGGCTGGCACTAACTACACAATTACCGTTGGAGCTGGTGGTCGTGGTGGCACTACTACTAACGATACAGCGGGCGTATCGGGCGCAAACGGATCCAATTCTGTTTTTGGAAGTATTACCTCAATTGGCGGTGGTGGTGGTGGTGGTCACGGCACAAACTTTGGAACTGCTGGTCTAGCTGGAGGCTCAAGCGGTGGAACATCAAACTGCATTAGCTCAACAGGTTCTCCAACTGCTAATCAAGGTTTTAGCGGTGGTTGGGACTTAGCTTGTAATTCTCCCTATCACGGATTCGGTGGTGGTGGGGCTGGCTCTGCTGCTGCAACAAGTTCGTCTACCTCAACTGCTGGTGGTAATGGTGTTGCTTCAAGCATTACTGGCACTAGCGTCACCCGTGCAGGTGGTGGTGGTGGTCGTGGTGGTTCTAACAATGCTGCCGGTGGGTCTGGCGGCGGCGGTGCGGGAACTGGAGTCGCTGGAACTGTAAATACTGGTTCTGGTGGCGGTGCTTGTAGAGGTGCAGATGGTGGAGCTGGCGGTTCTGGCGTAGTCATCCTAAGCTACCCATCAACCTACGACATCCGCAACGGTGCAGGTCTAACCTACACAACCTCTGTCGTAGGCAGCAACAAGGTCACAGTATTCACAGCCGGAACAGGCAACATTCAGTTTGCAACGGCAGCTAATTCTTCATTCGTTCTGCTAGAGACTGTAACCCTGACCTCTGCTCAGGCATCGGTTGAGTTTGCAAACCTTGCTACAAAGTATGCAAGCACATACCAACACCTCCAGCTAAGAGTTGTTGCAAGAACCAATAGGGCAGATGTAGGCGATGACATCTTGCTACGGTTCAATAATGACAGCACCGTTGGTAACTACCAATACCACGGGCTTTATGGCACGGGTTCGGCTGCTGGCTCAGAAAATGCTCAGACTGCAAGCGGAGCTAGATTTATGCAAGCAGCTGGTGGAAGCTTTACAAGTTCTGCCTTCAACGCTGGAGTGTGCGACATTCTTGATCCGTTTGAGACAACCAAGAACAAAACCATTAGAACCTTGTCAGGACTACCCGGTTCTTACAATAGAATTTGGCTGGCATCAAACCTTTGGATGAACACTACTAGCGTGACGAGCATCACACTTCTGTCAGCGTTCTCGTCTAGCTTTGTTGCTGGGACTCGATTCTCGATCTACGGTCTGAAGGGAAGCTAATGTCATACATACCTTTGGCAACAGTCACGCTGACTGGCAGCGATGCTTCGATTGTCTTTTCAAACATCCCTGCTATTTTCAAAGATCTCGTTATCACTTTGAATGGCACTCCGGCGGATACCGCTTACCCAGTTCACGCATTGCGATTCAACAGCGATACAGGCAACAACTATTCGTATGTAGGCATGAGCGGTAATGGCTCTAGTGCTGCAAGCGGAAATAACAGCTCTCTTGGTTATGCAAGCCTTGGTCAAGCTTGGGGTATTGGGCCTAGCACCTCATCCAATTTTGCTACTATTGCGAACATCATGGACTATGCCGCTACTGACAAGCACAAGACGGTATTGGCTAGAAACAATGTATCTGGAACAGGCGTAGAAGCTCAAGCTGTCCGTTGGGCTTCGACTGCTGCTATCAACTCAGTCACAGTCATCACATCTAGTGGTGCTGGTTTTGCGACTGGCACAGTAATCAGTCTCTACGGGGTGGTATAAATGACAATGACTTTGATTCAGCACATTGAGCTTGGCTCGGCACAATCAACTATCACCTTTTCTTCAATCCCACAGACTTATACCGACCTAGTGCTAATCACTTCGCTAAGGACCACTCGCTCAGGCGGAGGTACAGAGGACTCAGTAAAGCTTGAGTTTAACGGTGTTACTACGGCATACAGCGGAAGGTGGCTAAGAGGTGATGGAGCAAACACAAACAGCAACACTTTTAGCACCGCACTTTTTTTGCAAAATCAAAATTCTAATGACACTACATCAAACACTTTTTCTAACGCCAGTGTTTACATTCCAAACTACACTTTGAGTACTAACAAATCCTTAACTGTTGAAAATGTGAATGAAAACAACGGCGCAACTGCGTGGGCTTCAATTGTGGCAGGATTATGGAGTAACACCGCTGCTATAACGAGCCTTACACTTACTCCAAATGTCGGACCCAACTTTGCACAATACTCAAGCGCCACTTTGTATGGCGTCCTCAAAGGAACTTCAAACGGCGTGACCGTTGTATAACAGAAAGAAAAGAAATGACTGAAATCATCACTAAACTAATTGTGGACTGCACCACAGGCGAGCAGACCATTGTGCCTCTAACCGAGGAAGAGCTTGCAGAGCGTGAGGCAATGCGTATTCAGGCTGAAGCAGATCAGGCTCAGCGCGAGGCAGACGAACTAGCCAAGGCAGAAGCCAAGGCATCGGCACAAGCAAAGCTGGCAGCACTCGGTTTGACTGAAGCCGAGATTGCAGCTCTGGGGGCATAATGGCACACTACGCATTCTTAGACGACAACAATATCGTGACCGAGGTCATTACGGGTATTGACGAGACCGAGCTAATCGAGGGCAAGCACCCTGAAGTTTGGTATGGCGAGTTCCGTAACCAGACCTGCAAGCGCACTAGCTACAACGGCAACTACCGTAAAAACTACGCTGGCGTGGGTTACACCTATGACGAAGAGCTTGATGCCTTCATCGCACCTCAGCCGTTTGCCTCGTGGGTTCTGGACGAGGACTGCAAGTGGCAAGCTCCGGTTTCATACCCAACTGACAATTTGATGTATCAGTGGGACGAAGAGGCTGGCGACTGGGTTCCGGCCACCTTCGAGTAAAATAGACCCATTGGAGGCTTAAATGGCTGGAGCAGGTTACAGACGTTGGATTGCCGGCGAGATTATCCGCGCAGCGAATGTTCAACCATACTTGATGGATCAGGTTGTCCAAGTATTTGACAACGCTGCCGCTCGGTCAAGCGCAACGATTAGCTTTGTTTCTGAGGGCATGATTTCGACCCTTAAGGACGACGACAAGCTATACCGTTACTCAGGCTCGGCATGGCTGGACATTCAGAACACGCCTATCAGCACCATCTCTGCTTCGGCTACTGCAACTTCGGCCAATGCAAACACCTTGCTAGTGGCTACTGCCGCTGCCACCGTAACCATTCCGGATGTGCTAACCATCGGTGAACGTATTGACATCGAGCGTGACACATCTGGAACCGTCGCTATTGTGGCTGGAACCGGTGTGACTAGCTGGGGCGGTAATGGCACTGCTGGAACTGCCGTAACTTTCCTAATCGAGAAGCAATATGGCTACGTTTCGGTAATCAAGACCGCTGCTAACGCTTACAGGGTTATTGGTCGGACAACCGTATGATTCCTCTAGCCATTCTTGAGTGGCCGGATCCTGCGACAACCACTACCACTACAACTACAACCACGACTACTGGTGGTCCTACTACTACCACTACTACGACTACTACTACAACGGCTGCTCCAACAACCGAAGGCCCTACACCTACGCCTACTCCAACAACCGAAACACCTACATCTGGAACCCCAACTCCGACTCCAACCACAGCCGCTCCGTGTAATTGTTCCCGCTTCGACAACCGATGCCCACCGGAATTTATCGCAACTTGTGATGAAAACTGTAACTTTACTGGCATTTGTTTGGGATAATATTTCAATATGACTACACGAGTATTTGCTTTCATCGCTGATGGCGATGTCTTTATGCGCTTTCATTTAAGCGACAGTGCGGCACCTCAAAACGCTGGCTACATCGCTGGACTACAGAGCAATCCGCAGGTTGTAGATGTAACTGACATAAACCTACCTATTGAGCAGGGTTGGACTTATGACGGTAAAAACTTCAACCCACCGGCTGAATAATGTCGGCTTGGCAAGAGTATAAAAAGAAACTAGGTGCTACTCGACCTTGGGACTTGCTCGACCCTAATACTGAGTATGTAGATAAGGCTGAAGCTGAAGCTCGCCTAAACATCTGCCGTGAATGTCCGTTTTTCATTAAGAACACTCAGCAGTGTAAAGAGTGCGGTTGCTTTATGAATCTAAAGACCAAACTCAAACTGGCTGAGTGTCCACAGCACAAGTGGTAAGCATCTTTATACAGATTTCGGCTTATCGAGATCGGGAACTGCAAAAGACCATTAAGGACGCTATCGCCAAGTCCAGCGGTCAGTATGAGCTGAAATTCGGTGTTCACGAACTAATAGCCGAAGATGACGAAGTAGTAGACCTCGGTGTGCCAACTCTAACTTCAGTGGCTCCAGAAAACCTAGGGGTAAACGCCGGTCGCTATCTTGCTAACTCTCTGTATGACGGCGAGGACTATTACTTTCAGATTGACTCGCACATGCGCTTTGTTTATCACTGGGATTCGGTAGCTGTTGCCGGCATCAAGTATTACCAAAGCCAAGGTATAGCCAAGCCACTTATGACAATGTATCCGGGCAACTTTTGGTATGAAGATGGGGTAGAGAAGTTTGACTCCATTCAGAACTTTACGCCGACGCTAATCTCATTTCACGAAAAGCCGCAGCAGCTTGTAGACACTATGGCTCCATCTCAAATGGCCAAGCCGACATCTTTAGCGTGTGCATACACTTACAGCGTTTCCGCGGCCAACATCTTTACTTTGGGAGAGTTCGCCAACCTGCCCCGTGATACCCGCATTATGTTCTGGGGCGAAGAGATACTGACAGCTGCTACCGCATTCTGCCATGGCTTCGACCTAGTTGTTCCGACCGGGCCTTTGGTGTGGCATTTATACCACTCTGGGCAGTCCTACGAGGCGACTGGGCGGCACCACGCATGGCAGGACTACTCAAGACACTGGAACGAGCTTGTCGAGGCTTCTAAGGGCTGCTTAGAGGAATCGCTACATAACCTAAATGGCATTCGGTCACTTGAGGAATTTGGCGACT